ATAGGGTTAATTATGAACAGTAAGTATCAACAGACCCTAATCATTTACTCGATTTTTGACATATTTTGTAGTGAATTACGCAAGTACTATATAAATTTATTTTTTAAACACTCGGCTCCCTTATTTCATACATTAATTTACAGCTCTAGGTCAGGTTATAAGGCTCTAATAAAAAGGCTTTTTAATAATCAGCAGCCTTATTTGAGACTATTTATGTTGAACTAGAGAGGAAATCCGCATGCGTGCTCTTACCTATCATGGTGCTCGGGATGTACGAGTTGAATCTGTTCCAGATCCAGTGATTCAGGAACCAGATGACGTTATTTTAAGGGTGACAGCCACTGCCATCTGTGGCTCAGACCTACATCTATACCGGGGTAAAATCCCGGCCACTGAAGACGGTGATATTTTCGGCCATGAATTTATGGGAGTTGTAGAAGAAGTCGGCCCTGCAGTGACAGAAGTCAAAAAAGGTGACCGGGTGATCATTCCCTTTGTCATTGCATGCGGTCACTGTTTTTTCTGTGAACATGAACTGATGGCTGCCTGTGAAAATACCAATACGGGTCGTGGTGCAATTCTCAATAAAAAACAGATTCCACCAGGAGCGGCCTTGTTTGGCTTTAGCCACCTGTTTGGTGGTGTTCCGGGTGGTCAGGCCGAATATGTGCGGATTCCCAAAGGCAATGTCGGACCGTTTAAGGTTCCCGGCTCCTTGCCTGATGAAAAAGTATTATTCCTGACCGATATTCTGCCAACAGCCTGGCAGGCAGTAACCAATGCTCAAGTCACCCGTGGTTCTACAGTGGCAATTTATGGTGCTGGTCCAGTCGGTCTGTTATCTGCAGCTTGTGCACGGATGCTCGGTGCCGAACAGATCTTCATGGTCGACCATCACCCTTATCGCTTGCAATTTGCTCATCAAACCTATGGGGTCATTCCGGTCAACTTTGATGAAGTCGATGCAGCTGAATTTATTATTCAAAATACAGCAGGTTATCGTGGTGTTGATGCAGTTATTGATGCCGTTGGTTTCGAAGCCAAAGGGAGTGTTCTGGAAACAGTAATGACCAACCTGAAATTAGAAGGTTCGAGTGGTTCAGCACTAAGACAATGTATTGCAGCAGTCCGACGCGGCGGTGTGGTGAGTGTACCTGGGATTTATGCCGGTCCAATTCATGGCTTTCTGTTTGGTGATGCCTTTGACAAAGGTTTAACTTTTAAAATGGGACAAACCCATGTGCATAAATACTTGCCGCAGTTACTCGAACATATCGAAAATGGAGATCTGTCTCCGGATGTGATTATTACCCATCGCATGAAACTGGAAGATGCTGCGGAAGGTTACCGTATTTTTGATAAAAAGGAAGAAGACTGTCGTAAAGTCATTCTAACGCCGTAAATTTACTTAAAGAATAAAAAGCGCCTTCTAGGCGCTTTTTATTCTTTAATCAAGACAGATCAAATCACCTGTTTTTATTTTTCAATTTTCTTCATCAAAAACTAGGGTCTGTTGATATTTACTGTTCATAATTAACCCTATAAAGGTAGCCATAAAAATATACAGGCTAAGGCAACAGAACTTTGATAATTTCTTTTGAGCTTGTCATATCGAGTAGCTATTTCTCTAAATTGCTTTAATCTACAAAACATATTTTCAACTAAATGCCTGATTTTATATAAATACCAGTCCATATGGTCATTGTTCGATTGGCTATTCGTTTTCTTTGGTATATTCGCTTTAGTCCCTGTTTTCCTGATCTGTTCACGCAGTGGTTCTGAATCATAGCCTTTATCTGCGCATACCACTTTTGTCTCTTTTAAATCTAATGTTGATATTAAATCAGGCGCAACTTTAACATCATGTGTAGTTCCATCGGTAATCATGAAATCAACAAGATTGCCATGTGCATCAACAATCAAATATATTTTTGAGGAGTTTCCTCCTACACTTTTAGAAATGGATTGATTCGCTATACCGGCAGAATGTTGATGAGCACGTACGTGAGAGCCATCAATAAAAATCCACTCCATATCGGGGCATGAGGCTAGTAATTTGAATAATCTAAGTAACTTACCGCTGCTTGACCAACGATTAAAACGTTTGAAAATAGAGTTTGAATGACCAAGACAAGAAGGAATATCTCGCCACGGACAGCCTGTTCTAATTCTATAGAGAATAGCTTCAATAAAATTGCGTAAATTTGAGTTGTGGTGAATGGATAAATTACGCAGAATGACTTTCAACTTTTGCCAGTGTTGATCTGTCAGCATGGTACGAGGCATAGCGAATAGTAAAATTGGGTTTGGTGATTTGATTTTACTACTTCGCTATTTTTTTAAGCTAAAAGTGTCAACACACCCTAGCTAGAAGTGCGCTTAAAATTTTCATCATTCATGCAGTGCTCAAGGCTATCTTTTAATACCCCCACCATGCGATATATATATTCTGGCTTTTCTAGGAAAATTTGTCCGTTATTTTGAACTTCTAAACCCGCTCGCTCTAGTTCGCTTCTACGTAAATCATCAATAGGAACAATAAATTGAATAGTATGCCGTTTTCGATTTACATCGTAACGAAACAACCATCTATTTGTCTTACCCTGAAAAAGTACAGAGTAATAACTTTCAGTATCTCTACCTTCCAAAGCAACACCAGGAAGTAATTCATTCACTATTCTTAATAATTCTTGCTCATCTTTTGTTGTAATAATTTTTTCATTATCTGGATTCACAATAAAGTCTGGTTTTTCTTCTATGATTTCTTTTGCTTTAGGCTCAACTATTTTTTGCTCAACTGGTTGTGCTGTAATAACTGTAGGAGAAGATAGTCCTTTAACTACTGTGTCACTAATTGCCTGCTGCACTGCTTGCTTAACAAATGGCTGTATAGACTCAAGAAATTTAGTATTTAGTTGTCGTTGAATACTTGCCTGTTGAGCAACATATCGAACAAAATCAATATCCACCTCATTAATGCTCTTTTTAATTACGGCTTTGAATTGCTGAATATATTGATTCTCTTCAGCAAAAAATCTTAATTTCTCTGCATGGAAGTTATCATGTTTAAATTCTGCCAGTTGGGTTAAATCTTCGGGATTGGCTTTGGTGAAGTCAATTGTTAGAAATGGCTTTTCATCCATTACATTTGTATTTATTAAATCTGTAAAAAAACGCCATTCTCTACCATTTGTGATCGCTCCAATGGTTACACCGAGACTGCTATTAAAATACCTTGATAACTGAGGAGCATGATTAGTTAGGTTAGCAACAAATGGCTTAGCCTCGATAAACATCACAGGTTGTCCATTGCAATACAATGCATAATCGACACGCTCTGTTGCTTTAACACCAGGAAAGTCTGCGGCAAATTCAGCCAATACTTTTGTTGGATCGTATGGATTGAATCCTAATATATCAAGTAATGGTAAAATTAATGCTTGTTTAGTTGTTTCCTCTGTAGTGCAGTGCTCACCAACTTTTTTTACATGTTCAATATGACTTTTAAGTCTTTGAATAAAATTTTCCATAAATACCCCATTTAATTATTATTTAGTTTTCAAGATTTTAGTTATTAAAATCTTGCTTACTGGAAAATAAGTTTTTATATTCCTTACCAGTTTTCCATTGATTGCCAAGACCATGCCCAACCTATTACTTCAAATTGCTGGTCAATAATATCTTGTGCAGTTAGTCGTTCTTCTGGATACTCTGCAGCATTATCACTGACGATTCGCACACCGCCCAAAGGTAACTGATAAAGCCTTTTAAATTTAAACAATCCGCCATGACAGACTGCAAATACTTTTCCATCTTTTATTGTTTTCCTATCTATATCTACATATACAATATCCCGATCCTTTATTGTTGGAAACATTGAGTCTCCTGTGGCCGGCATTGCTACACAATTATTACTATTAATATTTCGCTCCCTTAGCGGTGTACTACTTACCGTTATTCGCTTAGCTTCCTTTTCAAGCGCCTCAACAAATGACCCATCACCACATGAAAAAGCAACATCCTCGAAAAACTTAATTTCTACTTGATCATCAAGCGGAATAGAGTTCTTTAAGAACTCTTCTTCATTTTTTGTTTTGCTAGTTACTTCTTCTTTACCAGTTAAAAGGTATTTTGAAGAGGTGCCCAATGCCGCAGCAATAGAATCCATCTTTTCTGCAGAAGTACCTTTCTTATCATTTTCAAGATCAGAAATAGTTGATTGTCCCACCTTAGCAAGCTTGGCTAATTCCGGTTGGGAAAGGTTAAGCGATCGGCGCAAGGTACGAATACGGTTACCTATCGACATTTTTAATATCCTTTTTATCAATATCGCTATTGTGATACAAAAAAGTATCGCTTTGGCGGTTGATTAAATATCGCAATAAAGATAAATTATCACTATAGCAATTATCGGAGCTAACAAAATGACTGATTGGAGTCAATTAATTAACGATTTGCTTGATAAGCAACAGGGAGCAATGACCCAACAGCAAATTGCTGAAAGTGTTTCATGCTCTCAGAACTATATTTCCGATTTAAAAACCGGAAAAAAAGGAAAGCGAATTTCTTATTCAATTGCTGAAGGTCTGAAGCGTCTACACGAGCAAAAGATTAAACCTGCTGCTTAATATTTTTCCTTAAATATCGCCACAAGTAAACGTGAATAAACAGAAGGATTCACAGATGGAATTTAGCAAAGAAGCACAAGCTGCATTGCACAAAATGATTCACCACACCAAGGGTGTGGATGCGAAACAGATCGCAGAGGTTTTATGTGATTCGCACAAGACGGTTTGCAACTATGGCAACTTAAATATGGACTATTTGCCAAGTCTTAAAAAGTTTGAAGCCATGCTTCTTCTTACGCGCAATCCAGCAGTGCTTCAGGTTTGGGCGCATAAGTTGAATTTTGTTCTTGTACCGATTGATTGTGATGCTGATAAACATCACGAGTTATCAATATTTGAAGCGATGATGCAGCACAACATCTGCAATGGCCAGGTAAATCAGAAGGTTTATGAGGCGTATGAGGATGGAGTGGTTACGCCGGCAGAATATGAAGAAATTCACGAAATTGCTCAAAGAATGCTTGAGTTTATTACAGCAGTGGATCAGGCAGCTTACAAGCAAATGCAGAAATATACCTCTACAGCACAAAATGAAAAAGCCTGACGTGCGAAATCAGGCTTTTTCAGTATTCATCGACATTAGGAAATCTAAATGAACCATTTAAATTTATCAGAACAAGTGTTTGAAAGCAAATGTGAATGCTGTGATGAACAGCAGGATTTCGTTGTAGGTGATGTAGTCGTTTCCCTTTGTGATGGCATCACATCTGAACTATTTGAAGTAAGAGAGTTGGCCCACGCGATCTACCCGGAGTTTATTAAATGCCGCCCATTAAAAAACTCAACCTACTTCTGCTGGTTGGCTGTCAATGAGATTCGCCGCGCAACTACTGCTGAACTCAAAGCCAGAAAACGCCTTGAAGCTCCAGCTGCTCTTTATATCACGGAGGCCCTATGAACTCTGCAATTAATAACGCTGATGCTGATTATAGACACTTACAGCAAGTGCAGTCTTTCTATGATCCGGCTTTAAGAATTCTTGATGAGCTGTTTAAGCGTAATCAAAACAATCTACGTGTCCGAAATCAGGACGTAAACAACGCCGCTGTACGAAAAACTGATCTGGCTGAGCAGCTGGTTCGTCGTTGCCGTATTAACGACTGGATGGCCAGTGAAGTGTTGGCGAGTCTGGTGAAGTCGGAAACGGTTGAAGCATTTGGAGGCTATGTGAAGCCTAAGGCGGGTGAAGTATGACAGCAGCTCAAGTAATCCCGTTTAAACAGCCTCAGCAACCAGTTAGAGAGGCTCGAATGTCTACACAAAAGCAAGAGGGCTATACAGACCTCCCTAATTTTATTTGCGATGAAGGTTATCTAGCTGCATTAAGTGGCGAGGCTATCAAGTGCCTGATTTTCTTAAATCGCCACATCAATGGCTTTCACCTGGAGCAAAAATCCATGGGTGAGGCATTAGTGATGAAAGTTACCGGTATAAGAGATAACCGTACCATACGCAAATACATGGCTGAATTGGCTAAGTATCAACTGGTCAGTATCTATAAAGAAACTGGAAAAAGTAATGTCTACAGTCTTACTTTCGAAAACCGTTTACCTATTAAACCAGTAACATCCCATGTTAGTGGTCAGGAGCAACCAGTAACATCTCATGCTACTGGTCAAAACCTAAAACCAGTGACACGCCATGTAGCTGCATCTGATGTACCGGGTACATGCCATGCTACTGCACCAGTGACATCACATGCTACTACCACCAGTGACATGGCATGTCACCCTGTAAAAGAAATATATTTAAAAGAAAATATTAAAAATATACATACACAAGTTCTGCCTGAAAAATCTGTTGATGAGGTCTTAAATCTCTGGACTCCAGATATCGATCAGCTCAACGCATGGTTACAACGTTCAGGCGTTATGCCAATGACTGAATCATTGGTTCAAGAGCTGCTTCTTGAAATCAACGCTCACTACGAAACAAAACTCAAAGCTGAGCTGATCACAGATACCCAGATGTACATGAATTTTGTGAAATGGGTAAAACGTAGCTTTCAGAGACCTTCTGTAAAAACCAGATCCTCTGAAAACCGTAACCAGAAAACTAATACAAGCCTGAACGTCAATGAAGCATGGAATCAAATACCAGCTGTTGAATACGCAGCAGTGGAACAGGTTGACATCCCGGAGGACTTTGAATGAACGCTATGGCTATGCTCACAGGTGGACTTCAAAGCGTCCAGGAACTGTGCACTGAACACAACATTGCAAAAGTGAAAGCTGGACCAAACCAAATCTGCCCGCAATGTGCGATTGAATTGGTGAATCAACAAAATCAGAACCGTCAGCACGAAGTAGACCAGATGGTTCGTGAAAAGCATTTTGCTGGCGCTACGCTTCCAGAACGACATGAAGATTCACGGTTCAAGAATTATACCGTTAGACATGCAGGTCAGCAGAATGCAGTAAACAGTGCTGTCTCTTACGTTCAATCTATTTTGAGTGGCGCTAAAAATAACTTTGTGATGGTTGGCAAAACCGGTACAGGAAAAACTCATCTGGCTTGTGCCTCAGCGCGTACGCTACTCACCAGAGGCATGTATGCCCGTTATATCACTAGTGAAGAAATGGCACAGCGGATCATGGATGCATGGGACAAAAAGAATCCGGACATCACCGAGAAATCAGTGATTCATGAGTTTACCCAGTATGACCTACTAATCCTGGATGAATACGGACTGCATGATCGGGATAAGCGCCGTGAACTGGTCCATAAAGTTTTATATGCACGTTATGACCGTATGAAGCCAACCATGCTGATTTCAAACATGACATTACATGACACAAAAGATGGCACCGGAAAAACTATACCTGGACTGATTTCAGATTTGGGAGATCGTTTATGGTCCAGATTTCAGCAGGGTAGCCTGACTGTGGTCGAATGCAATTGGGCTGATGCTCGATTAGGGGGTAGGGCGTGAATTACTACCTGGAAATGAATCTCGAGCAGCTTCAAAAAGAACATGCCGAACTGCTGGCTTTTAATGAAAATTTAGATCGTGAGCGTAACAAGTATCGTGATGATGCACGCAAGTACGCCAAGAAAGTTCAGATGATTGCAAGCCTATTTGTTGTACCGAGTGATGACCATGAATTAGCGCTCAAGGCCATTAAGACCATTGTGGAACAGGTTGGAGGTGGGGTGTGAAAGATCAATTAGGGCTGTATGCCATTGGCGAAATAATGGTGCATAAAGTCTGCGGTGGAGAGTGGGGTATTGCTGGGTTTGTTGACATGTTCGGATGCCTTTATCTCCGAGTGAAGAAAATTAATAGCACAGATAAAGATTTATATGCATTTCCTGCTCATGCAATGAAAACAATAGATAAAAAAGTGGAGTTAGCATGATCAATAAATTAGAAGTTGGGCTACTGGCCAGAGTCTTGGTGAATCAGGCTTTACTTATTCTCAAAGACAAGGAAATTGCAAAACTGCAGAAACAGGTTGGACTGGCTCAAGCTGCTACGGATCGGATGGAGTCTTGTTATATCGAAATGAAGAAAGAGGTTGAGCAGCTGCAGAGTGAGCTTAAGTGTTGTCGGCAGGAGAATCATACATTGATAAGCCGTTTAAATCAGTCACAGCTACAAGATCCTGAGCTAGAGCAAAAATTAAGGGAAGAAGGTCAATTTCATAGTGTTTGTAATTTGGGTCCTCATACACGTTTGCTTTTCAAGAGGTCTCAATGACAAGCATTTCGGCGGCTGAGTATAGGGAAAAGTATGGAGGTGGTGGCCAGCCTGCTGCTAAAGCCAAAAAGAACAAGTTCAACGCTGTAAAAGTGGAAATAGATGGGCTCAATTTTGATAGCAAGAAAGAAGCTAAACGTTACATACAGCTTAAAGCTATGCAGCAGCACAAAGAGATCCGCGAGCTCAAACACCACCAATGCTTTGAGCTAGCACCTAAAACGAGAATTGCAGGAGAGAAAAGAGCTAAACCAGCACTTAGATACTTTGCAGATTTTACTTACTACACAGCAGCTGGAGAATTCGTAGTTGAAGATGTGAAGTCTGCAATAACACGTAAAACCGCGAGCTATCGCAACAAGAAGCATTTGATGAAAACAGTTTTAAATATTGACGTTCAGGAAGTATAGGAAGGCGATTATGTTAGTTGAGAAATTTGATTTTTTAGAGTTTTTACGCCTTGCTATCGCCAGTGGTGCAGGGAATGGTAAAAAGATTTCAAAAGACATTGTGTTAGGGGAAATAGCCTTGCTTAAACCGCATGCACGTATGTGGGCTTCATTACTGGTAGAAAAGGTAGATTTTGAACGTATCGCGATTATCACACCTGCTGAGCCGCAATTTATTTATAAGCAGAGTCGATATAAACCTGAATATACGATTGAACGTCGTATTGCAGATAAACCGGGGAAAGTAGAATTTAAACAGGGTGAAATTAGCTCTGGTGATTTTTTCCGTGTACGTAATATTCTGGCTGGTCAGATCCATAAAGAAATGATCAAAAATAACTTTAAGCCGAATAATTGTCAGGGTGATTTAAGCAATATAGCAAAAGGAATGGCTGAGGTAGTTTTGCGTGGCCATCTTTTCGTTAAGGCAATGTGCGGAGCATGCCAAGGAATTGGAAAACTTGAGGTTTATAATAGGGAAGGTTATCCGTCAGGTTCAAAGTTTTGTCTAAAATGTGAAGGTACAGGTAAGCGGCCATACACATTAAATGAAAAAATTACGATTTCAAAATTAAAAGTTTCTAAATCAGGTTACTCAGAGCGTTATGTGAAATATGAGCTTTTGGGGGAGTCTATTGTAGCGCAGTGGGAAAATGAAATAAGAGATCGATTAAGTCGAGCATTTCACTTCGAGCTGGAAGAAAGTAAAGTAACTGTAGCTTGACACAAACAGAACACTTGAGTATAAGTATCTCTAAAATGGGCGTTTTATAAATTGATCGCCCGGTAAGAATTTAAAGGCTCGCATTTGCGGGCTTTTTTAATATCTATTGCTATGTTAAATTTAAATTACGCTGGCAACTCGCTAAGTGGATCAGTCTGGTCTCTTGAGACCCACTCCCGCCGTCGGAAGTAGTTGTAGGTTCATCTGGAAACAGGTGGACCTTTATCTTTACAAATGGATGCGTGAGGATTAAATCTCATGAAACATGTTAAAACGTTTAAGGCGCATGATCTTTCTGAAGTCGAAGGCTTAGTTAATAACTTTATTCGGGATAATAAGTGTGAACTTATACATGCTCATCTTGTAAGAGTCTTTTCTTGTTCAAGTTATGAGGCCTTCATTGTTTTCAAAAATAGAAATTAAGTAATCATATTAATAAGAATTAACTTTCTGAATCATAAGCGCCACTTTGTAAATGAGAATTATTGCTTATAGTAAATATTCTTCCTAGCCTCTGTTAGAAGAACACTTGGTAACTTCCCCTTAATCCTGCTTCTCTCTCCAGTAAAGCAGGATTTTTAATGAATCGCATTTAAATTTCTCATTAGTCCATATAACTCAATATGGGCTTTTTTATGTGATATTGTTTCCTCAGATATTAAGGAAATAGCATGAAAATTTGTATTGGTGGTGATCTGGACGGACAGATTGTAGAGCGTTCAGGTTTGACTTTTAAATCACAAGAGATTGGTGCTGCGAGTAATTCAGAGTATCGAATGCAGAGCTATATCATGGGTAGCAATAGATATGAGTTTTGGATTGATACTCAAACAGATTTGCATGAAGCTACGAAAAGAGTTGAGAAGATAATAATCGCCTCGTTATGAGGCTTTTTAATTCCCCCGACTGTTTTTTCTAAACAAAAATTTGAATCATTAGTATTAATTTAGACTGATATTTTTTAATGACTAAAAACTAGTTAATTAGATATACTAATAAAAATAAAATTTTTTATACATTTTTTGTATATGGGGGGCACAATTGAAGTCGATTAAGATAGACAAGGTAAGATTTGATGAGTTGGGATTTAGAAAGCTATCAAACTTAGAAGTTACTATTAGCCCTAGATTGACAGTCATTGCTGGTCATAATGGTATTGGAAAGTCTAGTATTTTAGGATTAATAGCAAATTGTTCGGCCTTGAGTGGATATCAAAGTTATTTTGATAAAACTTTCCGTTCTGAGTTTAATGAATTATTTTATTTAGATACCGATAAAGAATTAAAACCCTTAAAAGAACGTGGTTATATTTTTATAGACTATGCAATTACACATTCTAACGATGAAGTTGAAATTTTCACAAAGAGATGTTCCATTGGCGCGAACTCTAAAACAGATCCAGAAACAGGTGAAAAATATTATGAAAGACTTCGTGTGATTCCAAGAAGTGAGGATGCTAGTAGGTCTAAAGATTTAGCTTTTAGTGTAGACGGAAAAATGCCAATTCCGACAATTTATTTGGGCATGAGCCGAATTACACCGATTGGGGAAATTGATGAAAAAACTTTTGAGAAAAAAGAAGTACACGTAATAGATGAGGACGATAAGGTTTATATAGAAAATTCATTTAAATCGGTAATCGATTTTTCTAAAAATGATGACCGAGATTATATAATTGATCACAATGTTAAAGGGTCGAAAAAAAAGTCAAAAATTCCTAATACAGACCATAGTACATTAGCTATATCCCTAGGCCAAGACTCTCTAAGTAGTGTCATTACAGCTCTCGCTTCATTTAAAAAATTACAACGAGAACAGGGGGAAGATTATATAGGTGGTATCCTCGTTATAGATGAAATTGAAGCAGGTTTACACCCTAGAGCTCAAATTAAACTCCTGAATCTTCTCAAGACAGAAGCAAATAATTTAAATTTACAAATAGTTGCAACTTCGCATTCGTTGACAGTAGTTAAATATATTTTCGATTTAGAAAATCCTAAAAGTAATAAAGTCATGGATTCGGTTATATATTTAATGGATACGAGAATGCCGAAAGTACTTCCTGACTCCGGTTATACTAAAGTGAAGCATGATATGCTTATGGTAAATGATAAGGAGAGAGCAGGAAGACAATCCATCAAGGAGGTGAAAGTATATTTTGAAGATGATGAGGCTAAATACTTTTTTGAGAAAATATTAGAATATAAGAATAAGACTAATGGAGAAATGGCCTTTGGGGCAAATATAAAAACAGTATCCCTGAAAATAGGTTGTGAAATATTAATTAAGTTAGCCCCAGCAGATAGTTATTTTAAGCAAGCAGTTCTAGTCGCAGATAATGATGTAGCCTCAAAACAGAGTAATTTAAGGATTATTTCCGAATATAAAAATTTCTGTGTTCTACCTCAAAGTAAAGACTTGAAACCTAATAGCCCAGCAAAAAATAGGACTCCAGAAGCACTGATTTATAATTTTATTCAACAAAAATTTGATGAGCCTCGAAAAAATCGTGATTTCTGGGATGAATCAGATACTTACACAACTGATTATGTTCAAGACTACATTCTTACACTGAGTGAATCTGAAAAAAAAGACAGAGATAGTATGAAAACTTGGTTTAAAGCATGTAATAAATATTTTGATGAAAGGAAAATTCTTCATTTATGGTGTGAAGAAAATTCTCAATATGTTGATCAATTTATAAAAGAATTTAGCTCCGCAGTAGATGAAGCTGTTAAAAATTTAGACATGGCCAAGTAGAGTGAAATTTGTTAAAATGGTCAAAATGATCTTAGGTCTATTATGAGCATCGATATATACAATACCCCTCTCAGGTATCCTGGTGGTAAAGGGAAGTTCGCTCCAGTTGTCAAATCTATATTTGATTTTAATGGATTAAGTGGGGGACATTATTTAGAGCCTTATGCTGGTGGGGCAGGGGTCGCTTTAGAATTATTGTATAGTGGATATGTTTCTGACATTCATATAAATGATATAGATCCTGCTATTTATAGTTTTTGGAAATCGATAACTCAGCATACGGAGGAGTTTCTTAAAATTTTACATGATACTCCTGTCACAATGGAGGAGTGGTATAAGCAAAAAGAAATTCTTAATGATGCTGAGAATAAGGATTATTTAGAGCTAGGTTTTGCTGCTTTTTTCTTAAATAGAACTAATAGATCAGGTATTTTAAAAGGTGGTGTTGTTGGAGGAAAGCAACAGAATGGAAATTATACTCTTGATGCTAGGTTTAATAAAGAAAATCTAAAGAGACGTATAGAAAAAGTGGGAACACATACTTCAAGAATTCATGTATCTAATAAAGATGCATTAGAGTTAATTAAAGAAGTTGATAATTTCTTACCTGAAAATTCATTGGTGTATCTTGACCCCCCCTATTATGTAAAAGGTCAGGGGCTTTATCGTAATTTCTATATTCATGAAGATCATGTAAAAATTAAAGATGCCTTAAAAAATATAATATCAAAGTGGATTGTTTCTTACGATAATTGTGATGAAATTAGAACGATTTATAGCGAATATTCGATGATAGCTTATGATTTAAATTACAGCGCGTATCATAGAGTAAAAGCAAAAGAAGTAATGTTCTTTTGTAATAGTTTAAAATCTCCTATTCAAAATGATCTATTCAGTAATTTTTAATTATTCTGCCTCCTCCGGGAGGTTTTTTAATGGGTGAGCATTATGGATATAGACCAGTACAAAGTTCTAACCAAAAAGAAGCCATTAAGAAAAGCTCCAAGAACAAAGCCATTACCTAAGGCAACTCAAAAATATCTCGAAGCTGAAGAAACCCTTTTTCAAGAACTAGAAGAACACTCAATTGGGTTTGAGCGAAAGTTTCAGTTTAAAACCACTAAGCACTGGCGATTTGATTTTCATATTGTAAAGCTGCGACTGCTAATTGAGATTGAAGGCGGTCCTTGGTCTGGTGGACGCAGGGGTAAGCTGGCCAATAAAGCATGGAGCATGGATCGTTATGACCATGCAGAAGAACTGGGTTATACGTTCGAACGTTTTCATCCTGATTCAATACTTTCAGGCTATGTCATTAACTGGATTAAAAAAGAACTGGAGCGAATGAATGATAGAACAGTTCAGACCATTCCCGCCGCCGGAACTGATTGATCAGGCAGAGGAAGAGGAAGCAATCCGGCTGGCACCCGCCGTTGAATTAAAAGAATGGGTTATTAAGAATTGGCTCACTCTCGGCGGTGAATTACATAACCCGGATCATGATCATATCGCTGAGCTGCTTCATGATGATGAAACCTTCCTGGCATTTGCTTGGGCTTCATCTGCGGCAGTAGCGAAAAAACGTATGGTACTGGGCCAATGTGAAAAGGTAATGTTCAACCAAGGTGGCTGGAAGAAGGCTAGACAGGAACAGCAGATGCGGGACTGGTTCGGCTATGTGCCTGTTTATCTCATTACAGTAGATGCAAGCTTCTGCGAAAACTCTAATGATCGTGAGTTCTGCCGTTTGATTGAGCATGAGCTTTATCACATCGGTGTTGAACGTGATGAGGACGGCGAAATCATTTATAGCGATATGACCGGCTTACCAAAGCATTGCTTGGCTGGCCATGATGTCGAGGTGTTCTTTGGTGAGACTAAACGCTGGGGAGCTGATGAGTCAGTTAAGCGTTTACTGGAAATTGCGAAGAATGCGCCGTTTGTGTCTGAAACTAATATTGCTGCGTGTTGTGGGACGTGTGTGATCAATTGAGTCTAAGGGCTCTTTTTTTTGCCTTTCTTGTCATACGTAGTCATACAAAGAGGTGATTATGGCAACCCTAAAAGAGCCTGTAAAAATATTTATAGTTCAAGCTCTTGCATGCCGTGATACACCTCAAGAAGTAGCGGACTTGGTAAAACAGGAGTTTGATATTGAAATAGACCGGATGCAATGCTCATCTTATGACCCGACTAAAGTAGCTGGGCGTAACTTAAGTAAGAAGTATGTTCAGTTATTCAATGATACTCGTCAGAAGTTTGATGAGGGACTGATTGATATTCCAATTGCGAGTAAGTACTACCGTCTTAAACAGTATCAAAAGCAACTGGAGAAAACCAAGAATGCCAAAACGATCCTTAAGATTCTCGAACAGGCCGCAAAAGATGTTGGGGGCCAGTTTACTAATAAAACTGAAGTCACCAGTGAAGTTACTCAAACAACAGTGACTCAGGCTACAGATGAGCAGGTAGCTGAAGCAGTAAGGAAGGCCCAAGAGGAATATTAAATGGATCTGCAAACACAGGTTGAAAAAAAGCTGTGTGAAGATGAGCATTTATATTTCACACGGCGTTTCTTCAAGCCCCGTATGGGCTTTAAGTTTACGGTGAACTGGCATCACATCTATATCTCATGGATCATTGATCAGGTTATAGCGGGTGAGATTGCAAACGTGGTGATCAACGTTCCACCCGGCGCCGGTAAGACTGAGCTGACCACGAACCTGATCCCACGTGGTTTAGCATTAAATGCTCGTTCACGGTTTCTTTATCTTTCATTCTCGCAATCACTGGTTGAAGGCGTATCAGATACGGCGCGTGACATTGTGAAGTCGAAAGATTATCGATTGATGTGGGATTTAACGGTTTCTAATAGTACTGACTCCAAAAAGGAATGGAAGATTACAGTTGAGGACTACGATGTAGGTCATGTCTATGTGGCCTCTATGGGTGGACAGGTAACAGGACGGCGCGCAGGAACACTGGCTGATGATGGCTTTACAGGTTGTATCATCATTGATGACCCATTAAAGCCAGAAGATGCTTTCAGTAAGATTAAACGAGATGCCGCCAATCGTAAGTTACTTAATACGGTGAACTCACGTAAGGCCAAGTCTGATACGCCGATCATCATGATCATGCAGCGCCTGCATACTGAGGATCCAACCAATTTTGTTATGACGGGAAATCTACCAGGTGAATGGACTCAAATATCTATCCCGGCACTGATTGATGATAAGTACATTGCAACACTGCCAGAGCATATTCAAAAACTGGTACCGCGAGATGCAGAGCGTGATGAGCAAGGCCGCCAAAGTTACTGGCCAAAGAAAGAATCGCTTCAATCCTTATTACAACTTGAAAAGGGTGGCAAGGATAAAGAAGGTGCCACGGTATCCCGTTATACATTCTCTAGTCAGTACATGCAGCAGCCTAAGAAATTAGGCGGTGACCTGATTAAGTCTGAATGGTTTGGATTCTATAAAGATATTCCAGAACTTCAGTGGCGTGCTGTCCTTGTGGATACCGCTCAAAAAACCAAAGAGCACAATGACTATTCCGTATTCCTGCTGGTGGGTATGGGTATAGATGGAAAGCTGTACTTGCTAGATCTCTTGCGCGGTAAATGGGAAGCACCAGAACTGAATCGTCAGGCTAAAGCCTTTCTGGATAAGCACAAGGAATACACCTGGCATACCAAACCTATCCGCTACATGAAAGTAGAAGATAAGGCATCTGGTACTCAGTTGATCCAAACACTCGGCACTTACTCTGGTGTCGCTGTGATTCCAGTCCAACGTAATACAGACAAGCTATCCCGTTTCATGGATGTGCAGGTTCATCTTGAGGCGAATTATAAGGATAAGCCTGAAGATCGTTTTGTGATGGTTCCCAAGAATGCTCATTGGGTTGGCGACTTCTTTGAAGAGTGTGAAGCATTCAATGCCGCCTTTACCCATGATCATGACGATCAGGTGGATACCCTGATCGATGCCATTGAAGATGCAGTTTTAATGTTGAATTACAGCCCACCGGCTTCATAGGTTTTATTATGGCTAAGAAAAGTAAAAAGGCGAATGTCAAACAGCCTGAGAGTTCAAAACCGGTTTCAGGTGGTATGTACTCTCATGAGGCTGAACTTGCTCTCATCAACTATCTGACCAAGATGCCTGACGGCGATGAGGTTCTGCGTAAGGCAGGTGTCACCCGTCACCGGCTGAAAGTCATGATGTACGATGACGAGATATACCAGTGTATTGAGAAACGCCAGGATAAACTGGAAAGTGCGCCGTTTCGTATTGAACCTGCTGATACTTCAGCAGCAAAAATCCTGACTGAGCATCTGCGTGAATGGTGGTCTGAAATTATCATCGGTGCACAGAACGCCCGTTGGTATGGCTACTCGGTTTTAGAAGCAATCTATAACAAACCAGAAACGCCGAATCTGCATATTGATGGCGATACCATCACGCCGTTCATTGGGTTTAACTGGATTGGCGAGAAACCGCAGCAATGGTATGAGCCAAAGAATGATGGCCGTTTATTACTGTTGGCCAACTACAACAAGATCCGTCAGGATCAGGAAGTAGACCAACGCTTCAAGCACTTCTTGACTCGATGCAAGCCGACTTATGAGCAACCTTATGGTGAGGCATTATTAAGCCGCTTGTATTGGGTGTGGTTCTTTAAAAATAACGGTTTTAAGTTCTGGGCGAAGTTTGTTGAAAAGTTTGGTATGCCGATACTGGTTGGTAAATCTTCGACTGGACAAAATGAGGCGATGAAAAGCGCACTACTCAATGCTCATGCAAGCTCAGTCATTGCGATTTCAAATCAGGATGAAATTACGGTGCAAGGGACAGGTAATGGCAATGGTAACGGTAGTGGAGCCTATGAAACTTTTGACAAGAACCTAGAGCGCCGTATCCAGAAGGTGATCCTGGGTCAGACACTGACCAGTGGTACTGATGGTGCCGGCTCTATGGCACTGGGCAAGGTTCACAAGGAAGTCCAGGATGATAAGTTCAAAGCTGATCTGAGAATGATTACCCCGACTGTCCAAGCTATTTTGAATGCACTCTGTGATATTAACCAATGGCAACGACACACCATTGTCATTCTGGAAGACAAGCCGCTTAAAGGTGATCAGGCTGAACGTGATGCCAAGCTTAAAACAGCAGGTGCTCACTTTAGTGGTCAGTACTTTGAACGTGAATATGGTTTGCATCCAGGTGATCTTCAGGAGCCTTTAGCTTTACCGGTAGGGCAGAATGTTCAATTCAATGCACTACCCCATAAAGCCTTTAGCTTTGCAGCAACTACCAGAAAGTTATCACCTGAACAGCAGGAAGTAGAAGAGTTGACTGATGCACAGCGCAATATCGAACTCTTAAGCAATGCCCAGGTAAATGAGCTCCTGCAGAAGAGTGAAACGCCAGAAGAACTGGCCTTTCATCTGATGCAGATCATGCCTGATGCCAGTCAGTCTCAGTTCACAGCGAATCTGGAACGAGCTTTATATGCAGGTGATGTGCTGGGGTATATGACAGCAAGTGAGGGTAAATGAAGCCAGTCACATTCTTAGAGGCCTTACAGTTTGCCCGGTCTCGTAAAATCGTATTGCCTGATGAGTTTTACTCTCTGGATCTCAAGACACGACAACTGGCCACCACGGTCAGTTTTTTATCG